GGAATCACCGTTGCGACTTTGGTGCTCCCGACATAGGCCGAGATCATCGCGGTTTGCCCGCTGCCGGTGCCGCCCGTGGTGTTGATCACCATGCCCTTGTATGCGTCATCGACCGCCGAGGCCCCGGCCGCCAACGTGATCGTGCTCGCGGCGCCGGCTTGCGCGGTGCCGGTCACGTCCGAGGCCGTCAAGGTTTGCGAGAGCCCGCACGCACGCAAGAGCACGCCGGTATCGGGCGCCGTGCCGCCGGTGCCCGAGCCCTTGAGAAAGGTCCCGAACCTCATGCCGACATTGCCGCCGCCGACGATCGGCGCCGAGGCCGAGAGCGAGGAGTCCGAATAGTTGGTCTCGAGCGGCGGGAAGTTGGGCGAGAACTGGATCGGCGCCACCACCTTGACCGCATCGGTGCCGACGACCGGCGTAACCTCGGTGCCGCTCGTCGCCTCGATCTTGGCGAGAAGGAGCTGATTTTCCGTCCGATAGTCCGTCATTGATGCTTACTCCCCCTTGCTCGCCGGCGGGAGGCCCGCGGCGTGGCGCGCGAGGTCCTCGCGCTCCTCGAAAGTCCGCGCGCCGCCGATTGCGGGCGCGGCCGGAATCCCTTTGGCCGGGACCGGCGGCGCCTCCGGCGCCTCCGGCTTGGCCGCCGGCGCGGGCTTGGTCGGCGCGCGCTCGGCCTCGGCCACGGTGGGCCGCGTCTCCTTGGTGGGCATGGGTTGGCTCCTTGGTTCGGTTTACGCGAAAGTGAAGGGATCGCCCTCGGCGGTGGCATACTCGAGCACGAATGACCGAGTGAACCATTTGGCCGGCGCCGACGAGGCGAGCTCGAGGGGCGAGTCCTCCGGCTCCTCGCCGAGACTCATGGTGCGGATCAAGCCGCCGAGGGTTTGATCGGCGAGCATCGCCTGATCGACCTTGGCGCGGAGCGTCGCCAGCGCCGAGGCCGCCGCGTCCTCGGCGGCCCCGCCGGCAAAGCCCTCGATATCCACGGAGAGGAGATAGCCGTCCTCGCCGGTGAACGCCGACTCGCCCGCCTCCTCGGCCTCATAGAGGATCAGCCGCGGGAGATCGTCCGCCTCGAGCGCCGAGACCCGATCGCGCTCGACCGCAAGGCCCGTGACTCCGGTGATCCCCGCGAGCACGGCCTTGACGGCGACGGCGATTTGCTCGCGGCAAGGTGTCGTCATGAGGAGGGCCTCAAGGTGAGGGTGAGAACTTGGCCGGTCTCGTCGGGCGCGACTTCCTGGACCGTGTAGGAGACGCCCGAGATCACGATCGCATCCCCGCGGGCCGGATCGGCGACCTCGGAGGCGCGCAACATCGCGCTATAGGCGACGCCGATAAACCCGGCCGAGCCGAATGCGGCCTCCTCGGCCGGCTGGTCAAGAATCACCGTCACCGCCGCCGCCTCGCCACCGTCCGGCGTGTAGGTCGCCGAGACGCCGTGCTCGTCGGTATCGAAGAACACGGCAAGCTCGGCCGCGCCCTCGATCGCCACGGCTTACCCCCCGCCGAGGAGGTCGCCGGACTTCTCGGGCGCCGTGGAGACCTCGCCGACCACCTCCATCTCTCCCTCGCCCTTGGCGTGCCCCTCGGCCGTCTCGTCGGCCGCAAGTCCCACCGGCTTAGACCCGTCCGGCGCGCCTCCGGCCGCGGCGGCGCGGTTGGCCTCGGCCTCCTCGTCCGCCTTGCCCTCGGCCTTCGCCGCCTTGGTCTTGGCCTTGGTCTCGGCCTCCTCCTTGGCCTTGCCGCCGGCCTTGCCGCCAGCCTTGCCGCCAGCCTTGCCGCCGGCCTTCGCCGCCTGCGCCGCCGCCTCGCGCTTGGTGCGCCCCTTGCTCGCGGCCCGCTTGCGCGCGCGAGCGGTCTCGGCCCGCTCCGCCTCGGCCTCGCGGTCACCGTCGATCTTCTCGGCGTGGTCGCGGCGCTCCGCGACCTCCGCCAGCGCCGCCACCGCCGACTCGCTCCCCTCGGGAGCGAGCTCTTCGAGGCGGGCCTTGGTAATCTGCTCGAGGCCCACGAGCACGCCGACCACCTCGCCGCGCTTGAACTGCACCGGGCGCTCGACCTTTACCACCCGGCGCTCGCCGAGCCACGAGGCGAACGCCTCGGCCGCGAGGTCCTCGAGGCCGAGCTCCTCGGGCTCGATCACCCGCGGAGCGTTCGGGTCCTCGAGGCCGAGCTCGGTCACGGCATGACCTCGCCGGCCATATTGATCATCGTCGAGGGCGAGGACCGCGACGGGTCCGAACCCCGCGACCACCGCCGCCACAACGTAATTCTGCATCGTCCCGTCTCCTTGTGTTCCAACGCCGGAGGGCGGACCGAACGCCGTTCGGTCCGCCCCCTTCTCCTCCTCAACCGCGCCGTGCGGTTAGGCCATCGTGGCGAGGCACGCGTGCTGCCAGAAGCCGAAGCCCATCGCCCCGGTGTAGTTGACGCCGTACAGATGCCGACGGTTGTGGAACTCCTCCGGCGCGCCCTCGGCTTGGTGGCTCACCTGGAGCGGGACCTCCTCTTGGCGGATGAACGGCGCGCCGCCGTCGCCGCCGTCCGCGCGGAACGTCGCGACCTTCGTGGTCCACGTGAGCCGCGGATTGGCGACAACCTCGATCTTGATTTCCTGATCACGGAGGTTGTTGATCGGGTTAGTCTGCCCGGAGCTGAGATGCGGCGAGCGGACGCCCGTGAGGAACGCCGACCACAGAGGCACCGGAGTCATGACGATGAACTCCTTGGCCCCCTCGTTCATCGGCTCTCCCTGATCATCCTTGAAGCCGTAGATCGCCTGGATCGACTGCATGACGACTTGACCCGCCTCCTCGGCCGAGGGCGCCGTCGTCGAGCCGTTCTGAGAGACCGGGAGCGCCGAGATATCGATCGAGAGGTCATTCGACTGCGTGCCCGAGTCCCCCTCAGAGTGATCGGTATCGAAGAAAAATTGCCCGTCATAGCACGCGACCGACTCGCCGTTGATCATCAGCGTCGAGAGGAGCTTCGCGCCGTGCGAGTTGGCGCGATCCGCTAAGGTGGCGATCCGTTGCATCACCTGTTGCGTCTTGTCGCGGCGGATTTCGTCGAGCATTACAGCGAGCGTCGCCTCATAGTCCTCGTTGACGATCGTGATGCCCTGCTCGCGGAGACCGTGGACGAGGCGCCCGCCGATCCACGCGCGCATCTGCGGCGTCATGCCGAGCCACTTGTGAGTCTCGCTCGCCTGATCGGAGGCGACGAAGAACGAGAGAAGGTTGACCCACCCGATCGCCCCTTGCTCGAGGCGGAGGAAGATTTCGCCGAGGATCGCTCGGCTCCCAAGTCCGATTGCGCTCATAGCCTAAAAACCCCTTTGCCGCCGGCGCACCCGCGCCGGTCATGAGAAAAAGAACGAGCGCCCCGGCCGAGGCCGAGGCGCCGCTCACTGACCGGGCCGAGCCGGTTAGTTGCCGAGCCGCCGGATGATCGCGTTGACCGACGCCGCGAGGTCCGCGAAGTTGTTATTAATGGTGACGAGGCGCGCGTCCGTGTCCGCCTTGCTCGCCGCGTTGGAGCCGGTGCCGTCAACGCCGGTGACTACCGTCGACCCGTCCTCGAGCGTGCCGTTGGCGGTGCCCCCCGTGGAGTCGGTGATCTCGGCTTGCTGGCCGCTCGTCGCCTCGAAATTGATGATTCCGACGCCGGTCTCCACCCACCGCTGAACGCGGCCAACCCTCGTGTTGGCGCCTTGCGTCAGGGTGAAAGTGTTGTCATCGGACGCGAACACGTCCTTGCCAACATCGGTGATTGCGAGGGACGAGATCGCGAGCTGGATCAAGCCCGTCCACCTCACCCGCACCCGCTTGTCACCGGCCGAACCGGCCGCGTTGTCGCACTTCTGCTCGGCAAAGCCGCGGAACGGATCGCCGGCCGCGAGCGGGCGGGCATAGCCCGAGGCATTATCGCCGACCGCCGCCCCCTCGTAAATGATGTCCGCCGCAATGACGGGATGTTCCTCGATGTCCGTGCCGATCGGGATGATCCGGCGCGGAGTGTCAGCCGCGAGAGTCGCCATGGGTTAGTGTCCTTCTTTGCTTGTCTAGTGAATGGAGTTGAGCCGGGCCGAGAAGTCGGGCGCTTCAGCCCGCCGGGCCGGCGCCCGGATAGGCGTGAATGCGACCGCCGCGCTGCGCCTTGACGTAGGCGAGGAACGCCGCCTTGCGGCCGGCGAAGGAGGCGCGGAGCTTCGCGTCCTTCTTCCACTTCGCCTCGGCTTGCTCGAGGGCCTCGGCCTCGTCGGCGGGCTCGCCGCCCTCGGCCGCGTCCCCGTCCGCCTCGGTGGAGCCGTCCTCGCTCCGCTCCGGCGCCGGCGCCGTCTCGGTGGTCGCATCGGCGTCCGCCTTGATCTTGCCGAGCTCGGTCGAGCCCTGCGCCTTCTGCACCGCAACGATCTTGAGCGCGAGATCGGCCGCCGTCGATTTGCCGTCCGCCTTGCACTCGGCGAGCACGTTCTCGAAACCCGGAAGCGCCGCCGCCTCGAGGGCGAGGATGCGATCGAGCTCGGCCGTGGCACCGGCGTCGCGGCCCTCGGTGCGCCCCTCCTCGAGGGCCGCGTCGCGAGCCTCGGCGCACACCGCCGCGGCGAGCGTGGGATACTGTGCGGCGAACTCCGCCGCGGTCATGTTCTCCGGCAGCATCGAATCAACCTCCTTTGCCGTTGGTTTGTCGCCGGCGGCCGCCATTGGCGCGCGCGACGGTGAGAGCGAACGCGGCGCGTTCGCGAAGCGCGAGAGGTCGAGGCCGAGCGCGGCCATATCGAGCGCCCCCTCGATCTCGTCGGCGAATCCCTTCTCCACGGCCTCGGCCGCGGTGAGCCACGTCTCCTCGCTCATGAGGTCCTCGATCTCGCCGCTCTCGAGGCCGCTCTTGGCCCGGTAGGCGGAGACCAGCGAGGCCTTGATCTTCTCGAGGGCCTCGGCAATCTTCCGCATATCCTCGGCGGCGCCGACCACGACTCCGGTCGGATCGTGGATCATGAGCATGGTGTTTTCGGGCATGACGACTCGATCGCCCGCCATCGCCACCACCGAGGCGATCGACGCCGCGATGCCGTCCACGAAAACCGTCACGCTCGCGCGATAGCGTTTGAGCGCGTTGTGGATCGCCAGCCCGTCGAATACCGAGCCGCCGGGCGAGTTGATGCGGACCACGAGCTCGGAGACCTCGCCCAAGGCCTTCAGGTCCTCGAGGAACTCCTTTGCCGTGATCCCCCAAAGACCAATCTCGTCATAAATCACCACCTCCGCCGCGCCGTTCTCGGCGTTGCGGAATCGATACCAGCTCCGAGCCTTCGTCATGTTTCGTCCCTCGTCTCGTCCTCGGGTTTGTCCTCGGGCATGTCCTCGGGCGCCTCGCCGGCGTCCGGTGCCGCGGGCGGAGACGGCGCCGGAGACGGCGCCTTGACGCCGAGCTCGCCGCGCAAACCCTCCTCCTTGACCCGCTGCCCGTGCTTGCGTTCCCAATCGCCGCCGGTGCGCTCGGCGGTGATCTCTTGTGCCGTTTTCCAACCGCGATCCTCGGCGATCTCGTCGGCCTTGTTCTCCCGCAGGGGATCGACCGAGATGCGCGCCGGCCCCACCCAATCGGCGCCGAGCCACGCCCGGCGGACGATCGCATCGGCGAAGAACCCCGGCGCCGCCAACCGCCCGGCCGCCACCGCCTCGGTGATCACCTCCTCGTAAACCTCTCGGCAGAGCTCCTCGCGGAGCCACGCACGCCGGTCACGAACGAACTGCCACGCCATCTCGAGGGCCGCGCGCGAGGCCGAATAGCTGGCGGTGAAATGCTGGATCAGCACCTCGAAGGGGAGCTCGAGGGCGGCCCCGATCTCACGCACGATGGCGACGAAGAACGGCTCGAAATTGCGATTCGGCCGCCCCACGTCCGGGACGCTCACCTCGTCATCGTGCTCGATATCGAGGACCGTCCCCGACGCCATCTTGTAGTCACGATCGGATGCGGTCGCGCCGGTCTCGGTGGTCGGCTCGGCGTCCTCGAGCGTCGAGCCGCTCTTGGTCTTGTAGACGACCGCGATCATTGCCCCGATCACCGCCGCCATCATCTCGGCGTCCGAATAGGTGCCGAGCTGTTTGAGGCTCTCGAGGACCGGCGCCAGCATCGGCACGCCCCGCGACTGCGACGGGCGGAGCCGATCGAGGACGTGGATCACTTGGCGCCGCCCGGTTCGCGCGCCGAAGGCCTCGACCCGGCGCCACTCGCGCGAGCCCTTGCCCGCGATGTTGCCGGGATGCACCTTTAGGAAGTGATAGGCGACCGGCGCGCCGTCCTCGTCGATCTCGACACCGCCGGCCAACGTATGCTTGTCGTTTTCCAGCGCCGCACCGCCGTCCCGAACGGCGTTCGGATTCGAGACTTGATCGGCCTCGTAGATTCGGAGCGCCCGCGAGTACGGCCAGCCCGCCCGCTCGACCGTCACCCACACCGCAAACACGTCGCCGGACTCGAGCGTCGATTGAAAGACGAGCCGCTGGAGCCGGTCGAAAGTCTGCGCCCTCGAGGCGTCGCAATTCTTGGAATCCCCCCACACCGCGAACTCGCGCGCCGCCGCGCGCTCCCACGCGTCCGCCTCCGCCGCCGAGAGCCCGAGGAGGTCGCGGTCAATCTGCGGGTGGGCCTTGAGCCCGGCGCCGACCACGAGCGAGCGGGCGCGACCCACCGCCGCGGTTGCAATCGGCGTGTTGCGAACCGCATCGCGCGAGCGAGCCCGGAGCACCGCGAGATCGGGCAGAGTGTCGGCGTCGGCGCTCTTGCCAAGCGGATTCCACGCGCTCGTTGCGCGCCGGTTGCGCCGGGCGCCGGTGTAACCGCCGGCGAGCGCCTGGAACCGCGCCCGCGCCACCATGCGCCGCAACCCCTGGGCCGGCGAGAGCCCGGCAATGAGCCGATCGACGAGCGTCGGCTTGATCTCGAGCCTACTCATGGAATCGGTGTCCCCAATCGCACGCGGCCCGCGGTGGTGCCGCGCGACAACGCCTTGACCTTGGCATCCCAAAACTCGACTTGCTGGAGGATTTCCGAGGCATCGGCCCGCGTGAGCGTGCGCGTGCCGATCGTGTAACCCTGCCCGCTCGCAACCTTTGTGTTGGCCGCGAGCCACGTCGTGAGCTGCGCCTCCGCGTCGGCCAGCGTGATTCCCGCCATCTAACGCCCCCCTCGGGTCCTGATCCGCGGCCGCCGCCGCGGGCGCCCCGCCGGCGCCGGCGCCGAGCCCTCCGCCGCCGCCTCCGCCTCGAGCCCCGTCGACCACAGCCGCGCGAGGTCGAGTTGCACTTGCTCCACCTCGGCGCCGCGCCGCGCCGCCAGCGAGGCCCACGCCTCCGGCGTCAACGAGTCCGAGAGGTGGTGCGCGAGCGCCCGCGCATAGACCGCGATATCGTGGGCCTCGTTCGCCTGCCCCCCCGCCTTCACCCACTCGAGCACCTCGAGCCCCTTGCGCGTCGGCGTGCGCTTGAGCCACTCGGCGGTGAGCTGCTTGAAATAGTCCTCGTCGCACGCGTCCGGGAAATGCGCGTAACCGATGCGATAGGTCCCGTCCTCGTCCGGCCCCTTGATCGTCTTTCGCAAGCTCGCATAGAGCTCACTTTTCATGTCCCACGTGCCAAGCGGCCACAACATCGCGGTGCCGACCTTGCGGCCCTGGAAATCCACGTCCCGCGGCGTCGGCGTGCCGAGCGGCGGGAGCTTCCATCCCGGCCGCCCATCGATCGCGAACACTCGGCCGGCGGCCGCGTGGCGCGCGACGAACCGATAGACCGCCGAGCTCATGTACCCCGCATCGATCGCCCACGCGTCCACCGGCCAGCCCTTGCCGCGCGAGTCCACATAGCGGCGCTCGAGCACCTCCTCGAGGCGCATCCACACCTCGGGCTCGGCCGGGTCCCCCTCGAGGATGCCCTTGCCGACGAGCCAAGACGTGAGGCCGACGCCCCACGCGAACACGCCCCACTCGAGCCGGTTATGCTGAACGTCCACCGCGCCGCTGAGGAACAACGCGCCGGGCGGGAGGATGCCGAGCTTGTAGTCCTCGCGGCGCTCCTTGAGCTTCTCGTGATCCGGCGAGTCGCCGTCCTCGGCGTAGGCCTCGCCCCGAACCTGTTGCACATAGACCTTGCGCGCCGCCGGTATGTCGCGCGTCTCGACCTCCTCGCGCGCCGTCTCCACCCACGCGACGAACGGCGAATAGAGCTGATTTATCCGAAAGCCGATATGCACCGAGACCAACTCGGGCCGCTCGTGGACCCACCGCCCGCCGGCGACCATCGCCGCCTTGTGGTGGTGCTCGATCACGCAACCGTTGTGACGGCAGACATAGACCGCCGCCTCCGGCGACTCGTCCTCATAGGTGAGCTGCGAAAACTCGAGCGTTTGCTCCTCGCCGCAATGCGGGCATTCGACGTGGAACGCCCCCTTGCTCGACTTCTCATAAGACGCAGAGATCCGGCACGCACCCTCAAGCCCCGGCGTCGAGTTTTCAAAAACCTTCTCCCGGCCGCGCCAAGCGAGATTGCGTTTTTCCGCGAGATCAACCGGGTCCCCGCGCTGGTCAACGTCAAACGGATATTCGCTGATCTCCTCGAAAACGATCACGCGGACCGATCTCATCTGGAGACCCTTGGAGCTGTTAGCTCCGGTAATCTGACAATAGCCGCCGCGGAACCTCTTGAACGCCCCCGTTGACGCCTCGGCGTCGCGTGACTTGACCTCGACGACCTTCTCCTTGAGCGCCGGCGTCGCGTCGATCGTCGGTTGCAGCTTGAGGCGATTGTATGCCTTGCCCTCCTCGATCGACGGGAGGACGATCATCATCGGCGCCGGCGTCTCGTCCACGATCTGCCCGAAAAGGTTGACGCCGCACTCCGTCACGCCGACTTGAGCCGACTTCCGCACCGTCACCCGACGGCACGGATGCGAGAGCGAGAGCGCCCGTTGGATCTCGACGAGATAGGGCGCCCGCGCATTCGACCACGGGCCGGGAAATGGCGAGCCCGACTCCGCCGCGACGTGGCGCCGATCGGCCGCCCACTCGTCGACTCCCCGCTCCGCGTCCGCCTCGAGGCCTTGGGCGTAGGCCCGGCCATAGACCGCGGCGCCGCGCGGGAGATCGGCGACGACCTCAGCCGGCAGCACGCGCCGGCTCCTCGGCTTCGCCCTCCGCCTCCTCGGGCGCGTCCTCGGCGAGATCGCGAGAGAGATGATCAAGCCGCTCGCGGATCGCGCCCTTGAGCCGGGCCTCGACCGCGCGCTCGTCCGTCACCGCGGCGAGCTCGGCCGCGAGCTCCCGCGGCAGCACGAGCAACGCGTCGCGGAGCTGGCGCGCGGCATCGTGAGCCGCCCGCTCGACCTCGGCCCGCGAGACCAGCTCGCCGACCTTCTCGAAATAGGCGAGCTTCGCCGTGCGCGCGGCGAACAACTCGCGCTCGGTCCGCGCCTCGTGATAGGTCCCGCCGCCGTTGGTGGGCCGCGCCGGTGCCGGCGCCTCGAGCGGGAGCTCGCCGCCGCCCGTCGCCGCCGCCGGAGCTTCCGTCTCGATCCCGGCCCCCGCCGCCAGCCCGAGCCCCGCCGTGCTCGAGCGCGAGCGGTCCACGTTCTCGGCGCGCTCTCGATCGGCCTCCGCCGGATCAACGAGCGGGCGGCCCGGCTTGCCGCGGTTAGTAATGATTCCCGCCCGAATCTGCCGGCTGATCGTCGAGTGCGAGATGCCGATCTCGCGCGCATAGGCGCGCACCCCAATCAAGGTCCGGTCGCTCGCCTTGCCCGTCATGATGCGCCTCGACCTCGCCCGGTGGCGCCCCGGTGGTGCGCGGAGCGGTGCATCGGTGCATCATTTCCGCACCACGAAACTAGAAAACCCCCGCGGCTTCGCTGCC